TGAGGTTATTACCGAACCTCGTCATGCTTACGGGAAGATGCAGGAAATCATTGCCCTCAATCGGGGCCATGGTGTAGTTGTCGATACGGAATCGGGGAGAGACAAAGATGTCTCCTATGGACGGGATGATGGTCTATTTGGACGAGTGCTCTGCATTGGCATCGGACCAATGGACGTCTCTCATGAGCACCATGTCTACATCTTTGCCGATTCCTGTTTCGGATTCGACCAAGTTACCATCGATGACTACTCCATCATTAACAAACAAAAGATGGTCGAACTACTCCTTACCTGCGGAGTCATTGCGCAGAATGGAAAGTACGATGTCGGCGTCCTCATGGCTTTCCTTAACTGCGCCATTCCCTTCCCGCTACTCTTTGACACTATGCTCGCGAGTTATGCCCTCTATGAAGTTGGAGGCATCCACGGCCTCGATTATATGGGCCAAGAACTTCTCGGAGCGCCCGACTGGAAAGATGTCGTCAAGCCCTATGTCACAAAAGATGAGGGATATGGCGCGATCCCTCGACCTATATTGTATAAGTATAATGCTTTCGATGTTCACGCGACCAGGCTCCTCCGAGCTTATCTTGCCGACCTCGTGGAGCGAAAAGGACTTGGCAATTTTCTTACGTGGCTTACTAGAACAGTCTCTCCCATGCTCACACTCGTTGAGCGTAATGGAATGGGGTGGGACCACCATCGCTCGAACCAAATCGAAGCGCAGCTAGCCGAAGAGATTGCAGAACTAGAGCTAGACCTTCCCTTCATTGAGGTGGAGGAAAAGGATGAGATTGTAGAGCAGCAACTCAATCCTCGTTCGTGGCAACAGGTCAAGGAATATCTAGCTAGTCATAAGGTTCTCACTGATAGCACAGATGAAGCTCATCTCAAGGTGTTGCTTGAGCAATCTGACCATCGGGTACCCTCTGAAGTTAAAGACACTATTAGACTTATTCTAAAATGTCGTGCAGTATCTAAGCTGAAGGGCACTTATGTTACTGGTCCCTCTGCGAAGGTTACTGCTGACAATAGGATTCATTCTTCATACCTTATTCATGGTACTACTACTGGCCGTCTCTCTTCTCGTGGCCCTAACCTACAGAACATACCTCGTTCTGGACCGATTAAAGAACAATTTGTCTCTGACCCAAATCGGCTTCTTATTGGTCTTGATTATGCTCAAGCTGAGCTTCGGGTTCTTTGTTGGCTAGCACATGAGGAACTTCTTCGAGATATCTTCCGCGATCCCTCGAAGGATCTCTTCACTGAAATATGTATTCAAATCTTCTCTGAGTTTCCAAACCTAGACGCTGATGAGAAGAAGAGAATTCGTACTCTTATCAAGACTCTAGTGTATGGCGTATCGTATGGTCGAACGGCCGAAGGTATTGCCGCAGATCCAGACTTCCATATGACGGTCGCCGAAGCCCGCGTTCAAATGGATTCGTTCAATGCTCGCATCCCTCAAATTAAAAAGTTCCAAGCGGAAGTTGTCGCGAGGATTCACAGAGGCGAGCCTCTTGTTAATCCGTTCGGAAGACATCGTCGCTTCTATCTCATTACGTCAACAAACCAACGTGACGTTGAGAACGAAGCAATGGCATTTCTGCCTCAATCAACGGCCAGTGATATCGGTTTGGAGGCTGCCGCTCGGTGCACTAAGGAAGGAATCTTCATTGTTAATCTCGTTCACGATGCCCTCTATGCCGAGGCTGCACCGGATGAGGTAGAAGATGTCAAGACTTTAATGGATAAAATCATGGTACAGACAGGAGAGGAGATTACAGAGGGTTACGTTCCATTCCGTACCGATGCCAGTGTCGGCAAGCGTTGGTCAGACCTGAAGTGACCTTGACTTCACGCTAAAGGTAGTTACACTGGTGTTGTCCACCACCGACCACCCGTAAACAACATGTAAGGATACCCCTTGCCCAGGTCAACTAAGAGTCGTGGCGTCCAGGATGAGGCGCCCGGCGGAGTCGCCATTCTTGATAATGAGGAGATTACTGACGAAATGACTTCTGCAACTGATGCTGATGCTGAACTCGACGAGGAGCTTGACGACCCTACGTTCGAATTCACTTCCGAGCCTGCACCGAAGGACTTTACCCCCGATCGAAAGACTCCGGGGCGCGTTCGTCGTCCCAGCTATTTCGATAACGTTCTTCGTGATCCCGATGTCTTCAATACCGGTCGCTGGCAGAAGGTTCCTGTCAGTGGGCCGGAACATCTTGAGGCAGCTAAGCGTGAGCTGAACCGCTCTAAGCTTCACCTCAACAAGATTGGTTTGGAAACCGGCGAACCGGAAATCGGTCTCGACCTGGACGAGAGGGATGACGCACTCTACTTCCGCTCTCGTACCGCTCAGAAGCGTGAGCGAAAGAACGGCAACACTTCCGACGCGGCCGATGTCGCGGATGAAGGAGCAGACGAAGAGTACGAGGACGACGCCGAGTAGGAATGTCTACTCGAATGCGGCGTAAGTCGGGGAAGGTCGTTCCGAAATGGGACGGCCTTCCTTTCTTCATCTTTGCTGCTGATCCCGGTGGCACTACCGGCTGCGCCACTGCACAATGGGAACCGTCATCACCTGATGACACTCTTACTTCTGTCGATCAGATTAAGTTTCGTCAGTGGCATATCGATGACAAGCCACATCACGTACAACTCTGGTCCACGCTCTCTGCCAATCCTTACACTCATTATGTGTGGGAGACTTTCGAGTTTCGCCAGCACATTTATTTCGACGAGGACGGTAAGCCTCGCCCGGCGAAGCATAAGGTTGAGCTGATCTCCAAGGAATACATTGGGGTGATGGAGCTTTATTGTGCGCTCAATAATGCGAAGCACTACACCCTGAATTCCTCGGCGGCAATGCACTTCATTACCGACCAAAAGATTGAGCAAGTGGGCCTATGGCTTTCAGGAATGGGCCACGCAATGGATGCGACGAGACATTTGCTTCGTTATATGTTCGTCGTGATGAAGATTCAGACGCCATTTGTAGACATATGGTTGGCAGACGACTGACCCACTATTAGACTGGCCCCGCTTAGTGCGGGGTCTTTCTATTTCTAGGGGTCGTCTAAAATGGATAGACAGTCTGAAGCCTATCGGGGAATGACCAAGGAAGACATTGTCGAAGACATATATGGTAGCGTTCATCGTTCTGCTGCTACTTCATTAAAGGGCATTCGTCTTCCTGAAGATTTCCCTGACCAGGGTGGAGAACCGAAGTCGTTAATCATGGCTGAGGTTGTCCTGCATGATCGCATCATGGACCCTACCGCTCCCGACGATCATAAAGTGCAAGGCATTTATGTTCGTATGGCTCATCGCCATGGGAGCGAAGAAGAGTGACTTTCTTCATTCCTTGGCTGGTAGATGCGGCAAGATTAACAGGCTATCCCGTTGTTGAAGTTCCTGGCTGGAAAGGGCGCGGCCATGGTGGAATGCGAGTCACGGAAGGGGTTGTTTGTCATCACACCGCAGGCCCTAAGGTCGGAAACATGCCGAGCCTCGGAGTCATTACTAATGGTCGGGCAGGCTTGGCTGGACCGCTCGCTAACTATGGGCTTGCTCGCGATGGAACTGTATACGTGGTGGCTGCGGGATGTGCATGGCATGCTGGAGCCTCATCCTGGGCAGGATTCAATGACCTCAATGACGAATTCGTCGGCATCGAAGCAGAGGATGACGGCGACGGCAAATGGACAGACGCACAGTGGGATTCCTACCCACGCTTGGTAGCTGCCATCCTTTTCTATTGTCGTCGGGGATCCGAACGAGCTTGTGGTCATAAGGAATGTTGTCTTCCCAAGGGTCGAAAGCCTGACCCTGGTGGAATCAATATGGTTGACTTTCGCAACCGTGTCAATTGGTTGCTCGGCGATCCTCTTCAGCGTATTCCTCGTTTTTCTAATCCTCCTGCTCCCACTAAGAAGAAGGACCATGGAATGCAAGACATTATCATCCCTCGGGGTAAAGGTGAGATTCGTCTTATTGTCCCGGTAGGTGATGCCTCAAAGACTACGGCAAAGGCTTTCCTCTCTGCCGTGGTTACGGGTGCTAAAGGCACTGCCCGGTGCTTTGCTCAATCCGACTCGGGAGGAATCGCTGATTGGAGCTGGACAATTAACATGGTGAATGGACGATCGGAACGTCCATGGCGAGAGCTGCCGAATAATACTACCCAAGTTAATGTTCAGTACGACTTCCCGGGTGGTGGAACATTCTGTATAGAGACAATGGCTAAGTGATAACCTATGGCGAAGCATAGAAAGAGGGTGCCCGTCACTCGGCGACTGGCTACATATGGCTTATGTTTGTCCGCAGTAACCGTATTAGTAATAGCCTTTCTGAGCCAACCTGTACCCGTCTCCAGTTCAGCGGAAACTCCCGACGCACCACGAATTGACTTGTTCACATCGGACAGTCAACCAACGCCAACCCCATCCCTAACTGCAAAGACTAAGATCAAAAGATCACAGCGTCCAGCTCGGCAGGCCCTCAGCGCGCCTCTCCCCAAGATCGAAAAGGACAGCTTGGTAACACCCGAGGACACCCCATCGATCAAGCTAGGGAGGACGTCAGCACCTCGCGTACGTGAAGATCATGTGAGGTCCGTCACGCCAACGGCGGGTAAACTTCGATCTTCATCGGTCGTCCAGCGGCCAGTAATCCCACGGACAACCATTCAAAAGAAACAAGTAGTTGCAGAATCAAGGGAGACAATCAAGTCAACTAGTCCTGCTGCTAAAGCTATTCCTAAGACAGTTTCGAGAACAACTTCAAAAGTTATAGCAACTCAGAGGGTCGCTCCACCTACTCCTCAGGGAGTAGTAGTAAGACCGAAAGCAAAACCTCAAACAGTAGTGCCAAACCCACCCGTAATACCAGTAGTGACAAGCAATAGTAAGTGTGGTAGTATAGGACTACTGCCCACACCTAAGGCAGCATGTAATCAGATATTAGCTGCCTTTCCAGAAATAAAATCAGTTCTCGGTGTGGGTGGTAGAGCTGGAAACCCGAATTCGTGCCACCCGAAAGGGTTAGGCATTGACTTCATCGTGGGTACAAACAAAGCTCTTGGTGATAGGCTGTATGCGTTTGTGATCGCACGGAGGTCAGCTCTCGGAGCGACCCCCGTTGTGCTCTGGCAAGTAGCAGATCATTTCGATCACGTGCACGTTAGCTTTTCGCCGTGTAAGGGCTGAGGGGAACCCATGACGATTGATCGCCAATTCATGCTCGACGGTACCGACCCTCGTTATAATTGCAAATGTGTTTCTAAGCATGTTCCTAGGGCATTAGAGCTGCATAAACACCATGTGTGGCCTCTAGGAGAGGGAGGACCGGATGTTAGGGATAACCTGGTCATCCTCTGTCCGACTACGCATTCGAATGTTCACAGGTTGTGGAGACTGTATGAAGATTACGACGGTCGTCCGCCCTGGGACATACTGAGGAATTACTCAGAATATGCTAGGGCAATTGTGGAAAAGGGTCGGCACCTACGATCGAGAATTAGGTCGGCAGGGAAAACAGATTCCCCTCCCGTCCAGGCGTCATCGTCATCGGACAAAGAAGACGGCCTTCCTATCGCCAACTGATAAACGAACCATCGGAAGATGGGCCTTGATTGCTGGTCCATTGGCAATACTTGCGGGACTCGGGAGTGGTGCGCTATTAGCGACCGACAGCATGGTGAAGAGTACCCCACCTCCGCTGACGATTCCGTTACCGACGTTCGATTCCCAACCGGATTCAATTCCATGTGCGAGACTTGTCGCATTCTCGCAACCGGCTTCAGGGCCGGAATCGACAGAGGAAAACTCGTCGAACACTGTAGAGCCTACGCAGGAGTCCCCATCTTCATCGGTAACTCCAACCTCTTCACCATCCACTAGTGCACCGGATGTCCCGCGTAAGGTAACGAGTACCACTCGACAAAGCAGTACGCAAAAATCACGGCCACCACAAAAAGACAGACCAGAAGGGACCGAACAAAGCGCCGCACCATTACCACCTCAAGTAGTTCTCACTCAAGTACCTCAGGCACCTAGAGTGAATCCCACCATACCCGAACAATCGCAAGCATTAATACAACAAGAAAGACAAGGAAAGCCAAAGCCATGGACTTCAACACCTATCAGTCCGCGACAGATGCCACCGCGATCTATCCCCAAGCAGGAACAGGGCATCCCAACGCCGTCAACTATGCCATCCTCGGACTCATCGGCGAAGCCGGAGAAATCGCCAACAAATGGAAGAAGCACCTCCGTGATGGTACTCCCCTCGAAGAGTTGTTCCCACTCCTAGCGGGAGAAGTAGGCGACGTGCTTTGGTATGTCGCGCGTCTCTGTATGGAGATGGGATACAGTCTCGATGAGGTTGCGTCAATGAACTTGGATAAGTTGGAGATGCGTCGGACTCGGCATGTATTAAGCGGTTCGGGCGACGACAGGTAAGTAGACAAACGAATACCCCCGTTGCAGCGGTCCTTGGGGGAGGAGTGCAACGAGGGTATTCGCTAATGGGTGCTTCAACGGTTTTCTATCACCACCTTTCACCACCGGCTAAGGGGAGGTGGGGGTATCTAATCTAATCCTGGCATTTACTACAGCCGGAACCACCACAATGAGGACAGATACAGTTCACCTTTCATTCCTTTCATCTAGAGGCTAAGGGCAGACTCACGTTCGGATCAAAACGTGAGCCTGCCCACGCAACCAATCTTTGACGCCGGTAGATGCGGGCACTCGGCGGAGTCAACGACGCACCGTGACTCGATTGGTTAAAGTTTGGGGCGCCTACCTGAGTAGGCGCCTTTTAAGATGCTTGGTGGCATCTCATTATTTATTTATGCGCCCCGTATCGGGGAACGGTACGGGGCCAACCGTAACGTTCACTCCCCTTAGGAGTGCTCCCTTGTCGTTTTCTTCCCACAGGTAGACCAGACCTGCTGTGCCAGTGAATGACTACGTGCACGAAAACGAAGACCATTCACCTAGGAAAGCTCGCGTCCCGTATCGGGGAACGGCACGGGACAACACCGCTCATGACGTATCCCCTCGGATTGTCGACGATTGAGTTAGTTCTGACGACTAACCGATGGCCGACATCGGGAGGGTTTCCGTCCCCTTGTCCATTTTCTTTCCACAGGTATGAACCAAACCTGTCCTATCCCTGGAATTGTGTACTTGTCACAGCCCACAATCACCAGCGGAAAGCTTAGTACGTGCGCCTAACCCCCACGCACTCGGTATCCCACCGCACGGCCCGAGCGCCCTCGGTCCTTTCATCGGCTTTAACTGTAGCTTTGGCTCAATGCCTACAGGTACACCGTCGATACCTTCCAGCTCTTAAGTTAAGGTAGAGAGTACGCAGTACAAACGAATCCGGCAGGGATACCGCCCTAGGAAGAAAGAAAGGCTAACAAAAATCCTAGTTACACTCAGGCCCCACCCGAGACTTGGGTATCCTTTGGACGCAGTGGCACCACTAGAGCGTGCTTACAAGTGGACCGGTGCCCTTTTAACAGGACTCTCCTGTGTACCTCTACGATTGTTTCACCAGTGGGGAGCTACATCGATCACCACTCGTGACGGATTCGTGAGAGAAAACACTCGGAATGGCAGCCTGGCTCGGACACCTAATCCAACAGTCGTTTGTCCCTCAAAGCTCCCACCGTAGACTACCGAACGGAATGTCGGGAATCCACTTACCGAGGGCATACGGTTGGTGTCACTCAGCGATCGAACAACGACCTCTAGCTTTGCACCACCTGTTACCGGCAATACAGCACCGGTACCCTCGGCGAAAACCTTGTCTACATATTGTACGGACCATCCGGTTACGGGTCCGTTGATATCAAAGACCAATCGATCGTAACACTCGTTTGTGCCTGCTCTTACTGAAGTAATATGACCCTGTGAGCTGGCACCATTGACTTTAGGTAGTGATCCCCATCCGGTTGGACAGGTAGCCGCGTGAGCCGCTGGACTAACCAAAGCTGTTAGCCCTAACAGTAGCAGCACCCCGACTAGTAGTAGGATAATCCTTCGCATGACAAACCTCCCCGCTTCCCGTGCCCTTAAATTATAAGACGTGCGAGTCACGGGGAGGTTGCCACTCGGAGGGGACCTTTTTTCGGGGAGCTATCGGATAGGACCCGACAGTCACTATCCGATAGCTGTCTCGGTTGGAACAATTAGCCAGCTAAATGCTTCCGAGAAGATGTAAGATGGTTCAGTTGTCAACTTCGTTGGAGGTGAACAAGTCCAGGGTAGGACCCTCACCTCCATCCGTCAAGGTACCACACTTGCACCTTGCGCCATCTAGCCTACACCGGTCGTCCGGTGCGTGGTCGTGAATCGTTACACTGACTCCATCACCATATAGTTTGACAGCTTTATTCCACTGTGCATCCCAAGAGATATGGTCGCCTACGTAAAGGGTTCGCGTTTCTGTTTCACTCATGTGTATGCTCCGGGGTTTTGGATGGCATGAATTAGTTGGGCCTTAGTCTGAATCTTCTCCCAATTGATCTGATCGACTGTGTTCCTCGCCTGAATATCGTAAACCCTCACCGCATTCCTCTGTGTCCTCCTCCAAGCTCTCGCTATTGCTTGAGCGTTTCGGTTTGGGTTGGGAGAACGGTCGGTGAAGATAACATGGTGGGCCCGAGTCAGAGTAATTGTTTTGCCCGCAGCCGCAATTGTTCCGACGAATACCCTGTCCTTCCCGTCTTGGAATCGCTGAACGATGTCCGATCGGTTGGACGTAACTCCTCCGTGTATTTTGCCAACAGATATCCCGTGCTCTCTGCATCCAGCCTCAATGAGATCAGCCATTCCCCGGAACCATGTCCAGACAATGAACGCTACGTCATCATTATTCGTAGCCACGTTCATCAGCGCATCGAGTTTCGGCGATGGATTGTCGAAGATGAATCGTGGTTCGTCCTCTGCCTCTATGTCTCCCAGGTCTGCCTTGACCGTAGCCAACGTCATTTGACGTAGCCTCAGGGAAACAATGGGAGGAATATCCCCGACCATGATGAAAGAGTCATCGTCCATGTCTTGAATTCGGGCGATGGATTTCGTCTTCATCTGATCGTAGGCGCGACGCTGCGCGGGGAGTAGGTCCACCATAATAGGCGGCTGGACGTGGATCACCTCGGGCATATCAGGCTCGACTTCGGTCAACAATCGCCTGATATAGAACGGCGCTATTTCTTTGTGTAGCCGATCGATATTTTGGACACCGACTACCTCACGATAACCGGTCTTCTTTACCACCCACCGACCGCCGACTCTGACCCTCTGATGACGATACTTTTCCTCGTACTCCATGTAGTCGTCATAGAATTTCCAGTACGATCGGAAGAGACGAGGGTACAACCAATTCAGTGGCGACCAGAAATCCGTAGGCTTGTCGTCCGCAGGAGTACCGGTACACCCTGTCTTATAGTGCGTGAGTATCTTCTTAAAGGTCTTAGTGCGTTGTGCTTTGGGGTTCTTAATGTAATGTACTTCATCCGCGATGATGTGGAACCATCGGATCGGATGAGGCTTCTTCAGCATGACGTCTTCCACTAAGCGAAGTGCGTCATAGTGCATGATGTAATAGGTATACTCTCCACCTATCTTGGCAAACAAATCCTCACGCAATGCCTCTAATGCCCTGACGAATTGCGCTCGGTCCTTGGGATCAATGACGAGGATTTCTCCCCGCATCACACCCATTGCCTCTAGGTGATAGAGCCAAACGTCTAGCCCGATCTTTTCACAGACGATGAGTGTCGGTGCCTTTGCGAGGTAGCGATGATCCTCACGCAATTGACGGTCTCGTTCGATTGCGGTGACCGTCTTTCCCACACCCATTTCATCGCCGATGAGACATCCCTCTTTGTCGCGGAATTTCTCGACGGCGACGAGCTGATCTTTCTTAGGAAGGATGAGGTCAGGCATTCTTCACCTCACGCCTCCATGTACTCGCGATAAGTACCAATAGATCGTCTGCATCTAGGGGAATGGGTTTGTTTGTTCTTTTGCTCACCAACCAAATTGATTCGTTACTGAACCAGAAGATAGCGTCTCCATCCTGCCAAGACGCAACGTGAGTCACGGTAAGGTCAGTAGGATTAGGCATTAGCAAGCTCCGGGTGTGACTTCATGATTGCTTGAGCACAATCCTCACAACCCCACTTGTTCTTTTCTTCTTTCTCTTTCCCGTAGGTCACAACGACTACCCACAAAGGAGAGTTGTAAGCTTCATCGCTAAAATCATGATCCCCGAGCCAACATTCCTCTCGCTCAGGGAATCGGTCAGTCTCCTCAATCCGTAGAATGGTAGCGTTCTGATACTTACGGATTGCCTTACGCTGCGGAAGGGGAAGCTCTTTATATCCGATGGAGTCGAGGATGTTCTCGATTTCCTCACGCGATCGGCGGACAGGTTCACCCGGCTTCGGGGGAACGGGAATGAGAGTGATGTCAATTCCCGTGTTGGTTCCTGCTTCCATTTGTGCTTTTACCCAAGCGGTAAGCCATTGACCAAGAGCTTCATCAGGATGTTTTCCTACCGCTGCCAGAATGGCTACTTGCTCAGCGCGGCCTAGCCTTAACATGTTTCTTCTCCGTTCGTTCGTTCGCCGTCGTCAAGTGCAAGTGCTGTGTGCTACTAGAAGTTCTTGAATGGATTGTTACGAATGAGCCAGATGGCTCCGTAGATACCTGCTCCGATTACTCCAATGGCTATTCCAGCGACTAGCCAAGCCCACCACGGCATTAATCATCTCCCT